CTGAAACCAATTTTCTTACTGTTGCCATTTTTATATTCGTTCTTCAAATTCGCAAATCTTACCTAACTCTTTATCATAGACTAAAGCAAGAGCTGCTCTAACACTATGAACGTAGTTATTATCTAAATGCCATCTATCTGTACCAGACAAGCTAGGCATCTGTTGGATTCTAACACCTTTGACTTCCTTAGCCATGTAATGATGTTTATCTCCTGTATGTACTTCTCTGTACTTAGCATATCCAAACATTTGACTGTAATCAGAATGGGTTGCAAACAATAAAGGAAGATCCTCAATCTTGCAGTTACCATGATGATAACCAATAAATGTATCACCCAACATCACTGCTTTCACTGTGCTATGTTCTCTTTCAAAACTAATAAAAGCATCAGCCTTGAAAAACACATCTAACGCATGTGCTAAGTAGTATGACTTAGTTCTGTCATGATTACCTTGAACTAACACAACACGAACCTCTCTACAAGCTTTCTTTAACATTGTAATCGTATCTACAAGTAGTTCAAACCCAAGTTCATACTCATGAGCATAATCAACAATAGTATCCTGTGGAGTTCCATTAGTTGTTTGGTGCTGATAGTTATCTGTGTGGAAGAAATCATTTGAGATGGGGAATACAATAGTATCAATATCGTACAAAGCCCTTACATTATAGATAAGATTCGTAGCAGTTACAAAGTATCTTGCACATCTGTCAGATGGTGAGTTGTCTCCATCAACATGTCGTTTAGCTAAGTGATAATCAGATAGTGATAGTTCAACATCTACTGTCTTAGCGTGTTCGTGCTTAGGTGCTGGTTGGTGAATGTAGTTGGATGTATAGTTCTCCAAGAACTTAACAAAGTCTTCTGGAGTGTAATCTTTAGCTTCTTTTCTCTTAGAGAATACTGAAGATGTAAATTTACCACTAGGTAAAACCTTTGACCAGTAGTTAGTAATTACATATTTGTCAAGGTTGATCTTGTGTAGCTGTGCTAATTCAAGATCGTCTTTAGGTTCAAAGTCAAGAACTAATGTACTCTCAATCGTTCCTTTCTCATTATTTACCTTACGAACAGTATCACATAACAATGGTAATTTCAATGTTTCGTTAACCTCTTCTTCCTTTCCTCTTAACTCTTTTAACAATTCATCTACTTCAATCTCACTTATTCCAAGCTTTGTAGCATAGAACGATTTGCTTTTCTTTCGTCTTAACAGTTCTGAAAGACGCAAAAGCATGTCCTGATTTTCAGTCATCCTACTTGTAGTTTAGTTAAATTGTCCTAAATATAGAAATTAATTTTTGTATTTACCAAACAATTGTAACTGAGTTAATTATATAGTTTAATCAAATTGGTTATAAAAATGAAAACTCCTGGGGATATCTACCCCAGGAGAAACTCTGTAAACCAACAAACAGAGTTTTTTATATCTTAACACTCACACCCTTCATCGTATGTGTAGAACTGTGTTCCTTGTGGTAACGTTGTAGTTGCACCATTTACAAAACATTCAGTTCCAATAATTATGAACGATGGGTAACCTGCTCCAAGGATGTAGTATAGAACACCAGGATCGTTACACTTTACATATTGAGTGTATACAGTTGTAGGACATCCTATTTGACCAGTACCTGTTATTAGAATCTGTGCACCTCCTGGATCATTACCAGTAGTTGATGTAATTCTGTATGTAATATCACCATTAGTTACACGATCTCCAACAGCAAATGTACCTATTGGGTATCTCTGAGAAGTAGTGCTAGTAGAATCTGCACAGTTAAATAAGATGTAGTATTCTCCAAGAGGAGGACATCCTGTTTGACCTGTAGCAGTTATAGCAACTTGTGTACCTGCTGGATTAGTGTTATATATCTGATTAATTACGTAAGGATAGCTTTGATAAATTACCCTAGCATTTAATGTAAATGTTCCAGGAGTATATGCAATAGTATTTAAGGTTGCTGTTGTATTACAGTTAACGATTCTATACCATTGCTGAGGAACTGGAGGTGCTGTACTAGTAGTAGTTGTTGTTGTACCTATAGTTAAGTCAACATAGTTAGTACATATGTCTAATGACTTGACACGAACTATTGTAGCATCTCCTGGTACAACAGTAGACAGATAACCATTTTCTAATACCCCTTTAGCTATTGTTGAAGCAAAAGGAACTGCGTAATTATCGCTGTCTGAAAACAGGTCGAAAGGACCTGTATCCACACCAGCTGTTGTTAATGTTATTAAAACATCCATGTTATTTTATTTATTTGGTTTAACTACACATAACATATGTATTATTTGCTTGACCATTTCCACTTGTAATAGTTGGTGTAGTTCCATTTCTTACACAAAGGCTACCTATATTTCCTCCACTACCAGAATAGAATGAAGCAAAGTCTGGGAAGTCTGCACAGTTTTGATAATTTACATATACGTATTCATCAGAATTATAAGCATATATATCCCATGTACTGCAAGGTCTATATCCACAGAAGTAACTATTTGCTTCTACTAATGTATCACAACACGTAGTGTTTGTACAACTGTTTCTTTGTCTACTCCACAGATCATAACCAACGCAATAGGTTTCCTCAGTCCAAGTACCACATTCACTACTAAGTCCTAATCCTACAGTGCGAGTGTCTCCTTGTGGAGGATCTACACAACATGGATTAGATTGTACCTCTTCTTGAACTTGATAACATGCTTGACAAGTAGGATCTCCTACAGGAGTCCAAATAGGAGCTACGAATGCACCACACGCTTCGCTACATGTAGATATTATTTCAACTTGTCCTGTGTCAGCATTATTGCAAGTGTATTTTCTATTTCTTTTTTGAATACCTGGTCCATCACAATAAGGCTGTCCCCAATATTCTCCATCACAAGTTTGATTGCAACTACAGCTACAATCATCTATTGTCTCAGTAGTTATGTAAGTGTTACCACAAGCATAATACTTATCTCTGTACAATGAGCTAGGATTTGTTCCAACTCTTCCAGGTTGTCCACAATAATTAGGAGTGTAATAAGTTTGTCCACATTCTGTATAATTACAGCTACAGCTACAAGATTCAACTACTTGATAGTTTCCTGTTCGATTACCAGTACAATTCCAGTATTCATAACGAACAAGATCTTGTCCTCTACACTCATTGTTTGTGTAAGATGTTCCATTACAAGTTTCATTACATTGACAGTCACAAGTAGTTCCATAATATCTTTTAATTGTATCATATACACCACAAGGATTTACTCGTTGTATGTACATTATATTATCATAGCATGGATAATTTCCTGTTTCTGTCCAGTAGTTATAGTTATTTAAAGAAAACGTTTGAGCAGTTCCATTAGTTAATTGGAAATCAGTATTTGATGCATAAGCAGAACCATTTCTTGTTACACCACAAGCATTTGAGTTGTATATAATTTTAATAACTGTTCCTGCTGGATAACTTCTAGTTCCTGACTTCCAACTTGTATCTGCATTTCCATCAAGATAGACTGTAAATGAATTAGGATCTAATCCATTTAGTGCAGTTATTGTTACATTTGATGGGGGTTGTAATGTACAAGTATCACCTTGCAAATCAGTATAGTCAAAACTATCAACTGATCTATTAAATGTAAAAAAACCTATTTTTACATATGTATTAGCAAAGTTACATACTCTTGTAAGAGCATCAGTGAATCTACCTTCTGCTTGAGCAGAAGTAAAATCAACACCATTGTTAGGTGCTGTATCAATTATACCACTAAATTTTATTGAATTTCTAACTATAAAACCACCCTCAAAAGAATTATTTAATCTAGCTGCATATAAATCAAATGTAAAAACATTTATTGCTGGATAGTCAGCTTTTAATTTAGCAGTATTAACTCCAAATCTATTAAATCTTATACTTCCTGACCCACCAACACTTACAGCATATCCTGCAACTAAATAAGAACTAGTTGCTAAAGTTTGATTAGATGCAATGTGTCTCTGAGTGTTATCAGAACTTATTGTTACATAACTATTAAATCCTACAACACCACTAGTTGATTGATATAATCTTGCTCCAAGTTCAGGTACTCCACTAGTACTTCCAAAAATTGTATCAATAAATGCTGACCCTACACCTGTATACATTGTTGTTGTAGTGGTGGTGGTTGTTGTAACTACAGGAGCAGTTGTTGAATAACTATTACAACCTGTAGATAACGATACTAATTTAATATTGGTTGAATTATCAGGTACTGTTATAGCTACTTCAGATCCTACTGATGGTAGATTTAAATTAGATCCATCTACAGCTATTGTATAGTTAGTTCCATCTGTAGTATAATATCCATCATACAATGGTCCAGATGTTCCTGAACTAGTAAGTAATTTTACTTGTAATGTTATATTAGCCATAATTAGCAGGGTGATAAGGTATATCCTAATAAATTCATTCCTTCAATAACTTTGTTTGCAAAATATTGAGCGTCTTCATTTTCGTTAACATTATCTATTAGTCTTGAATAAGGATTATTAGATAGTCCCCAAATTCCTCCATAGACACCTGCTCCTGTATATACTGCACTCATAAGCTGTTGATACCACGTACCCCTTATATCACCATTAAAAGTAACTCTATATGTAATAGATCTCACATTAGAATTCAATTGAGCATTTGCAAAAGTAACATCACTCATATAATCCATTGATTTTTCACTGTTTATAGTCCAATTGGGGCCAGCTGTATAAAGTGGATTTGCCTCATTGGCAAATGTCATGTTTACAACTTTAGTTGCACCAGCTGGAATACTATCACCTAACCATCTTACAAATCGTTCATCCTCCCTGGATGTAACTTTAACTCTTTGATCATATAACGCACTATTATTATCATAAAATGGAAGTAAACAAGGCTTAAGTATAGTGTTAGCCATAGTTTGTAATTGTGGAAGTACTTGATTCATACTACCTGAACTATCAAAGAATATATTTAAAGCAGTGCCTGAATCAAGAACTGCTGGTGGGCTAGTTGATATCTGGGTTGTATTAAATGTAAACTGACAACTTAATGGAATTAAATCCTGCCATCTAGGAAGTCTATTATTAGGATAGGATGCAAGTGGTTGTGCATTGGTATCAATAAACCAACTATCCTTTGCTCCAACAGATCCTTCTCTTTGGCCTTCAGTTGCTGTAATTAGCCCTCTATCACTGTTGGGAATAGCTTGCCCCTTAGGAGGAAATACGCTATTCGCATCAGTAACAGTGGCTACATAATTGGTTTGTTTAGTCATTGCTTTCTAACTTTTTAACTCTAGCTTCTAATTCTTGTACAGCTTTTATCAAGATACCAACTGCAGAGTTTGTGTCCATTCTGTCTTGTTTGATAGTTGACATCTCTACAGGAGTATCATCTGCAATAAATCCATAATGTATTGTATCAGGATCGTTCTTGTATGCAAAACTAACAATGGTTGTACGAGATAATACATCTAAAGCATCTCCTTCATATGTTTCAATATTAGTCTTAGCAGCTCGTAAAGATGTCTGATAAAATGCTCCTGCATTTAATTGATCTGTATTTGAAACGTATACGCCTGATAATGCACTTGCACTATTTCCTGTACCATTTCCTACTAATACATATCCTGAATTACCAGTACTTGGAGTGATAGTTGTAAATCCAGTACCTGGAGGACCTTGAGGTATTGTAAAATTAAATACTGCTGCAGAACTTGATCCACTGTTTGAAACACTTGCAGGTGTACCTGCAGGACCTGTAGAAGTTGTACCAACAGCAATTGTAGCAGCAGCACCTGAAGGACCTGGAGCTCCAGGACCACCTGTAGGACCTAGACCACCTGTTGGACCTGTTGGGCCTGTTGGACCTGTAGGACCTACGCCTCCTGGAGCACCTGGAGTACCAGCAGGACCAGAAGATCCAGATGAACCAGATGTACCACTAGTACCACTAGTACCTGCAGAACCTGATGTTCCATTAGCTCCAGCAATTCCTGAAGTTCCTGATGTACCTGTACTTCCTGATGTACCACTTAAACCTGAGGTACCAGAAGTTCCTGAAGTACCTGTTCCATTTATACCTGAAGTACCTGAGGTTCCTGTAAGTCCTGCTGTACCTGAAGTACCAGCAATACCAGAAGTACCAGACGTACCTTGAAGTCCAGATGTACCACTAGTTCCAGCAGTTCCACTAATACCATTTGTACCAGTAACTCCTGATGTTCCACTGGTTCCAGAAGTACCATTTACTCCTGATGTACCATTGATTGCAGCAATACCATTTAAGTTAACTGTCCATGGTTCGTATGTTCCTGAACCTGTAGTAGTTACAACGTCTACAGCCATGTCACCACATAGTGGATCATAACTTACAACAGTACCAATCATGGTATTTCCCACACCATAACTTAATATAACTTCTTGACCAATTGTATATGCTAATCCTGGACCAACTTCAAATATTGCTAGACCTGTACCAATAGTTAATGGTGTAGGTGACATTGTAGCATACCTGTCTCCAGACAAACCACTTGTTCCAGATGTTCCAGCTGTTCCTGTATCTCCATCACCTCCATTTATACCAGATGTTCCTGACAAACCTGATGTACCTGATGTTCCAGATGTCCCTGTTGTTCCAGAAGTTCCTGATGTGCCATTGGATCCATCTGTACCTGATGAACCATCAGTGCCTGATATACCATTAGATCCTGACGTTGCAGAGGTACCAGCTGTAGCTGAGGTTCCTGAAGATGCAGCTGTACCAGAGGATCCTGATGATCCTGAGGATCCTGAAGACCCATTGGTTCCTGACGAGCCAGAAGTACCTGCAGCAGCAGATACACCTGATGATCCACTAGATCCAGAAGTTCCTCCTGTACCTGCAGATCCTCTATCTCCATTTGCACCATTTGTGCCATCTCTACCATTGGTACCATTTCTACCACTAGAACCATTAGTTCCAGAGGTTCCATTTGTACCATTGTATTGTTGTATATCGCCAATGGCAGTATCCATCTGCTCAAGAGCAGTGGTTAAATCTGTAAGGTTTTGTACTCCTGTGTGTGGAAGGTTAGGACCTACGTAAGTTACATCATTAGAACTAACTCCACAGTTTGTGTTGGTATTACAGCCACATTGACCAGAGCAAGTAGATACTCCACAGCATCCACAACCTTGTTGTGAGTTGGTGTATATCACTTCATTGTAACATGGCATTCCTGGTAAACAAGACATATTATTATTTGTTTATTAAGATTATTACTCTACTTCCAATCATCTCTACAGTGAAGTGTTGACAATACTCAGGGTTACATTGTTTGTATTCTAGTATTCTCTGATAGTTCAATAAGTCTTGAACAACCTCTCCAGGTATGTAGCGATTTAAGGAATATACAATATTATTATATTCAATATTAGCTAGTTCTGCTAGCTTGTCATTAATATCTTGAAGCAACACAGGGATGCTTCCATAATATAAAGAATTAGTTAGCCTTGGTGTTAGCATCTTCTTGTTGTTTTTCTTCTTGCTTTATTGCGTAATTACATGGTGAGCAATATCCATTTATTAGTTGACATCCACACCCCACTTTAACGTGACATCTCTTACAATTAGCCATTATACAAAGTTGTTTACATAGTTGTTACCTGAACAACCACAGTTAGCTCTAATGAAATTATTTAACATCATATCTGCTTGTGTGTATAACTTGTTAGCTGTAGCAATAGCAGAGTTATTAGCAGCTGCAATAGAACCTTGAATCATGTAGTAAATACTATTCAATGTTACTTTTGCTTGCGTCCTGATAGGACCATCGCATTCCATCATGTCAAGCTTCATAAATGCGTTATCAAACTTCTCTTGGATCTTAGCAGTACGCATTATGTTATGCTCTACATTATATGTTTGAGCAGGAGATATAGAGTATTCAATAAAATATACACCATCTGGAATAGGAGCCAATGGCTGACCTACAGCTGTTAATCCTAATGACGTAGAATTGAATACGTTGAAATCATCAGGAGTAAATGGAAGACTAACAACATTTGTTGTGTTAGGTATGGTTATTTGAATAGTTGGAGCGACAGGCGTACCATCGTATACTGATATATCAGCAACACCTAGCGTTAAGGTGTTGTAGGTATTTATTACTAGAAAATCTAAAGTTGTTGCCATGCTGTTAAAAAATAATGCCAGAGGACAGAGATTATCCTCTTACCCTCTGGCATAGGTTATATGACTCGCTTTTTATTAAGGAATCAAAGTAGTAGTTGTACTAGTTGAAGGCCAAATAGTAGTAGTTGTACTAGTAGTCGAAGTGATTGGACCACTGTCATCAGTAATTGGACCTAGAGCAGCAACCAAGATATCTTCAATGTCTTCAGCTAATGACTGAGGAGCAGCGATGATAACAGTTGAATCTTCGTGGATATAATCACCCCACTGGTAAGCAGACTTGTCATACTCGTTGAACTTAATGTAGTAAGTGTCATACACAGTACCATCAGTTACCCAAGACTCAAAGTTCTCGTTGTAACCATTCATACGATATAAGTGCTTCAAATATCCAGCTTGGTAGCTATAGAAGTTCTTCTCTAATTGTTGAATCTCAGCAGAAGTTCCTGATGGATAAGTTGAACGTTGAATAACTTCAACTAAAGCAACATTGTTACAAGGATCTGCTACGATAAAGTCAGCAGTAGTAGCTGGACCAGAGAAGATGAAAGTTCTGAACCACATACGATCATACTCCCAAGGGAATGCAGCGATATCACATGGCTGTCCATAAACAGTTAATGGCTTACCAGAGATACGTAAGATCGCATTTTGATCATTACCAATACGTTGGAATTGATAGAATGTTGAGAAAGAAATGTTGTCAGGGTTGTTACCTGGAGCTCTTTCTTCTAACTTGATGATCAATTCATCAATCAAAGCAGGTACGTTAACATCAGTACAAGGATCATCTCCACAACCTAAACAAGGTGCATTAACAGTCACTGAACGAGTGAAACCATTGAAGTACAATGTGTTGATGTAAGAAGAGAATGCACGTAACGTTAAAGTTACAATTTCACCTGGTTTTACAGTGAAATCAGTTACATCAGTTACTTGGTTAGCAGCAACAGGGTTACCAACAACTTTGTAAAATTCAGTAACGTTCGAAGAAGAGATCTTGTCAGAACGCTTCGAACCTTGCAAGTACGTATTAGTACGTCCTTGAGCAGCATAGAAGTATGGAGCAGCACCAATGTTACCAGTGGTTGCAACAGCATACGTATTCAAGAATAAACCAAACTTACCTGGAGTTAGGTTTTGTGTAGAACCAGTGCTAGGCAATGTATTACCTACTGGAACTACAAACAGGGTGGTCAATGAAAAATCAGCCATTTATATATTTGTTTTAATTGTTTACTCGTTTGTTTTAATTCTGTATATGGAACTTTCTACAGCAGATTGGTTCTCAGTATACATTGCAAGGTTTTGAACTGTCAAATCTAAAAGCTCATCTTCTAGATATAATTCTAATTCGCAATCTTGATTAAAGGAAGGTTGACCATCAAGCATTATATATCCAGTCTTATTGATGTAAACTGGATATCGCATGTATGAAACGTATATATTAGTTGGTGTGAATGTACCATCTGTAAATACACTTATCTCATCAGTAGACAAAAAATTAAAAGATTCTTGATATTCGAACGATGGTTTGTAATGATCATTGTTTAATAGCAATGATAGATCACCATGTTTTGAAAGATCTCTATTAATCCAAATCTTTCTACCTGTACATCTACCTTTGCTAGCTAAGAAATAGCTATCAACATAGAACATGTAGGTTGGATTTAAACTATTGATGTTCGCTTTCCATTGATTTAGTTGGGCATTTTCTAGAGTTAGTGGTAACTCACCATCATTGTAATTTACCACTAACCTTTGAAGGTCTTCATATCGTTTCTTAAACGAATCAAAACCAAGACCAGAAGTAGTGCTAAAACCATCTACCTTCTGTTTAATCAACTTGATCTGTGCCTCATTGAGTGCAAGGATCTTGTCTTCTAATGCAATTTGTTGATGCTCGTTAGTAGATAGTTTATTTAGTTTCTGATCAATTTTATATAATAAACTATCTACTGGAATCATACTGTTGCTAATTTTTTACCTTTTAACTTTTGTTCTAAGATTAGTAAATCATCTTGGTGATCTTCATCTGCAAGGTATTTAACTAACTCTTCTTCATCAATTGCCACTTCTAACTCTCCCATGTAAACTTTACCATTAGGTTTTACACGATAGATTGAGTGTGTAATCGCTTGCTTAACTAAATCTTTAATTGCAAGCAATTGATCTTTCATATCTGCGAATCTATTGAAGACTTCAATTGGAGATAGACCTTGGTATTTTCCCTCTTTGAATTCAGTTTGTTTCAACAAGTTATCCACTTGGTTGTAAACTACTTCTTCTTTAGTTTCTTCTGTTACAGGTAAGCCCAGCATTCTTGCTACTTTTTTCTTTTTATCAGGAGACATAGAATCAAACTTGACAATAGCCTTGTTGATTATTTGTTTCTTTTTGTAAAGAACTGCATTTTCAATCTCATCATCTACAACATAGAATTGTGTATCTGCTGGATATTCACCACGTTCCCAAGCTTGATATGAGCTTGCAATTGTTGGATGAACTCGTAACCATGAGAACGCTAGCTCTTGCATTGGATTAGTGAAATCAAAAAAGTTATCACCATCTAATAATTTAACAGCTTGTACGTGCATCATGTCATCAATACCTTGAGATAATCCATAGTTCCAAAACTTAGAACGAGGACCAAGATCAACATCACCTAATGCATACTCTAAACGCTTGCGTAACTCTGCTACACGTTCCATTTCTAATTCACGTTCTGTAGGATCTGCAATACGTCTGATATATGCAGCATCAGGATTTAATCCTGTACGATACTGACCATCCATTTCCTTGTAAGGATATTTAAAAACACCTGTACCTGGAACTCGTGTCAAACCTTCACGTGAAAGTCCACCTTGCATTGTCTGCAACTGTGAGTTGTTGTAATCTTTCTTAATAGTAGAAATTTTGCCTGTCTTACCCATATGTAGTTTAATTTAATAATTGGTTTTTAGCAGAGTGCTATCCATCGAAGGAATAGCGACCAGGGACACCCCAATCCAAGCACTCTGTATCAAGAACATCCCCCCTCATAGGAGGGGAGGGAGAGGGGGGAGTTCTTGTGCTTATCGATTGATAAGCGTGGGACAAAGTCCCATGTATTAGAATTGAGGGATTTCTTCAATCAAGACTGTGCGAGACAAGTCTTCAATGAACACATCACAACGATCCTTCATCCAGATTTCGTATCCTGGGAATTTGTTCGCAGAACTCATACCTTGAGACTTAGCAAAGCCTAAGTGGTGACGAGTACCATCGATATAACCCCAAGTCATAGAAGGTGCACCCTTCATACGAACCTCACGAATGTTATTAACCATAGATCCATCAGACATTGGAGAAACGTCAAACACCATAAATACTGGAGTTGACTTCTTGTTTTGTCCAAATTCTAAGTTAGTTTGAGGAAGGTCTAATTCTTTTAAGTGAATTAACTCAACACGACCAGTCTCACGAGTTACCATTGCATCGAATGCAAAGTTGTAAGTGATGTGTTGTCCTTCTCCTTGCATGTAACGATTACCTGAATCAGCCATAAAAGTTAAACCTGAATTCAAAGCATCAGTCTTAAGTGCTTGTTGGAACACGTCGAAGCCAGCTTCGTTAGTGTACATTTTAACACGACGATCTTTAACATCCACACGACGATAGAATAAATCACCAAATACTGAACGAATCAAGTTAGCAGTGAATTCTCCACGATTGTATTGAACCAAGTTACCATTGTTACGCATACGATGGTATACACCAGCTGAAGTACGCTTCAATTCTTGCTTAGAACCATTAGATTTAACAGTACCTGGACGAGCCCAGATCATACGCTTAACCTTTAATTCTAACATAGACTTACGCATCCAGAACTCAACGAATGGCTCCCACTTAACATCATTACGAGTTAAAGGAAGTTGGTTACGACGTTGTGGAGCATATACTAAGATATCTAAAGCTGAACCATCAGCGTTAACCAACATCTTGTCATCAGCCCATTCAGTGATTTTGTGCTCATATCCATATGCAGAACTCAATGATTCAAACATAGTGATTTGCTCACCTAAACGTGGCAATCCTAATAAATCTTGGTCAAACTCACCAATTGCAGCATCAACCAATTCTAACTCTAGGCCAACTTGCAAGAACACTGGAGAAACGAAATCAACCTGAGGGTTGTCAGTTACTAAAGTGAAAGTGTAAAGATAACCCATGTTCCATGGTTGAGGATCTTTGATCACATACCAACGAGGACCATACTGACGAGTACCTACAGAAACGATTGCGTTCTTAGAGAATTCGTTAGTGTCAATGATCACTTGAAATTCTTGACCATCGATACCTGGTTTGTCACCTACGATATTCAAGGTGGAATCAGGGATGTCAATGATTTTAGGGAATTTGTAAGGGACTTGTACTTGCCACTTCCAAGCATCACTGTTGTTGTCGATGTAGTAAGGAGTTGACTTGTTGATCATGTCCAAGAAGTCATTGCTGTACAACGAACTTTGAGTGTACAAACTAATGATTTTCTTGTCATAGTCTGCTGGCTCAGTCGAGTGAAAGCTTTCCAAGTGGTTAGAGTCTGTCAGTTTACCTACTGCACGTTTGTCCATAGACGCTACACGAGCATAAGTAAAGCCAGTTAAACCAGGGATAGTTTGAATTGCCATTTTTGTTTATGTTTAATTTAATAATTGTTAATTACTCCACCATGAGCTAGGCTTATCTGACTTGGAAGATTTTACTGAACTTTTAGTAGCTTGTCTTGCGACTTCACCAAATAGACTATCTGTCTTCTTGGTAACTCCTGTTTTCTGAATGGTTGATAGTGTTGGATCTTTTTCTAAAATCTTTAGAAGTAGAGCAACCTTCACTTTCATTTCATGGTTCTCAGGACGCTTAAGTTCCAGAACAGTGCGATCAAAATCTGTTAAATTTTCACCAGAGTTTGTTTTCCACTTTTCTGTAATTAAAAAATCTTGTAGTTCAGTTGCTAACTTTGGATTAAGAGGGATGCCATCAAACTCCTTAGCTTTAAGCTTATCTTGCAATATCGAAGTGACATTGTTTGAATATTGTTGCTTGTAAGCTTGTTGTTGTTGTAATTGGGCAGCTTTCTCTTGCTCCAGTTTTTGAAGCTTTGCAGCTTCTTTTTTAACCAACACTTTATGATGTTTAGCAGCAACGCTTTCTAGATCACCATAATTTTTGAGTCTTTCGATCTCTGTTGTTATATCTTCAGGATCATAATCTTGATCAGCTAAAGTCTGTTTAATTATTGCTATCTGGTTTCCTTCTTCTGATAAATCAAGATCAGCAAACGATTGGATAGCGTTGTATGTGCCAAAGTAATCCTTAGGATCAACACCATTTACGAAAATTGCAGTGAAGGCATTTTGATAATCTTCACCAAAACGTCCTATAAAGTTTTCTACAATTTCAGATGCACCTTTCTTTTTCTCAGATTCAAAACGTTCTAAGAACTCTTCTGCTGTACTGATTTGAACATCTTCCTCATCATCATCTTTACTGAATGCTCCTAATTTGAAAAGATCTTTAGAGAATGCAGCAAATGGATTTGGACCTTCGTCTTCATCACCATCTTGTTCAGATGCTTCTGCTTCTGGTGCTTCTTTAGATTTTGTTATTGGAGCTATTACCTCTTCCTCTTCTTCATCATCACCTCCTAATAAAAAGTCTGTGATTGATTTAGAAGTGTCTTCTTGCTTTTCTGGTTCCTCATCAACTTTAGCAGAAGCTTTAGCTGGTTTAGATGCAGGAGCTGGGGTATCTTCAGCTGTAATATCTTTAATGTCATCAGGACTAGCTGAAGCTGTATCAGGGCCCATTAAATCATTTAATAGCTCTGTGCTTCCTACACCCATTTCCATGGTATCCTGAATGCTGAAGTTCCCAAGATTTGGGGTTTCTAAGTCATTGGCCATACGTAGTTTGTTTTTTTTGAATTGGTTTTTCGATATAAAAATATGTTGTATTAAATTAATAACAAATAGAATAGAGTCCAAAACCCTGAATATTCAAGATAATATAGCATTAAAAGTTTTTGCTCTAACCAAAAAGGTTAGAACCTACTTACTTTTCTTTGCTCTATTACTTGCATTGACATTAGCAATCTTCAAGTCGTTGTCTTGATTTTTTAAGTCTACTTGCATTTTTTCACGCTCTATTTGCATCTTATCGTAGTGTTGTCTATCTCTACCACGAATTTCTTCTAGCTTAGTTTCGTAGTCTTTACTAGCTCTAGATTCTTCTGCATTTAGTTTACTGATTTCTAATACATCTGGCACACCACTGGTGTCCATATCAGATAGTGGGCCAGACTTAGATTCTGCTGCAATCAATGCAATTTCTTTCTTATTGACACGATCAAGTTCAGCATTGTAGTTATCATTAGCAATTTTCTCTTGTTGCATCTGTTGAGCTTGTTGCAACGCAGCTTCAGATTGTTGTTGCTGTTGCTCCATTTGCTGTTGTTGTTGTTGCATCTTCTGATCTTCAAGTTGTTGCTGACGCTCTTTAAGAGTCTTGAACACTTTCTTCATCTGACGTACAGAGTTAGTGCTGTATAGCTCAATGATATCATGTAATGAACCACCATTTTGTAGAACAGCTTGAGACAATCCACGAATCTCGTTGAACATCTTCTGATCTTCTGGACGATTAGTTAAGAATACTTTAAGATCTCTAAACTTAAGATCTGTTCCATTCACTTGTACAAATGCTGATTCTCCTTCAGATGTAATGTATGAAACAGTAGATTCTGGTTTAGCACTCTCAATATATAATGATGCATCAATGATCGCTTGATATAGCTGACCTAATACATACTCGTGTGCCACGAATAATGGCTCTGTCTGCGAGTAAGATTGTGTAATGGCAGTATTTGTACCTGTAGCAGTTTCAGAGGCTGAGATGGAGCCTAAACGTTGTTTAGACATACCAATAAGTTCCCAACACTCGTTCTTTAACTGCATAGCTAAGTTGTAACGAGATTGGATCTCCTGCGTACGTGTAAGATCAATATCCCTAAACTGATTGAATGAGCTTGGAGCTTTTAAATTTTCAGGGCTGTCATCAATAAACATTACACCACGATTACGTGCTTCCATCTCCCAAATATCAAGAGCATCTTGTGCATCTCCATCTTTAGGAATAGGTATATGACGTATTGACGTTAAGTACACTTTACCAACTTCTTTCTCTAACAACTTGTATAATTGATTCATACAAACGTTATAAAGAACCTGGAATGGTTTCATTAAATCTACAAGAGACTTAGCTTCTGTATTCTTGATCTCATGTACCAGTCCAATTATAGGGCAGTAGTTTAATAACTTGAATGGTTTGATGTGATAGATATCTGGTCCAATCTTGATACCTTGATACCATTGATTGATCCATCCCCACTCTAATGACTGCTGTGTAGGAATCGTACCACTCTTGTAGTTCTCATCAACAAGCATCGATTGCTCATTACCCATCTCATCTAAATAGATGAGCTTACCAATCTTCTTCTTAGAGATCCAGTAGGCACGTACAACTACATACTTGTATCCAAATGAAGACACATTTGATGTTAAGCCTAGGAAGTCCTGTAAGCCATCGTCGTTGTTCTTCATCTCAGACTCGATAATCATACGTGTCTGAAGTACTAATGGATCATATGTATCGTATTGTACAGAGTCAATACCATCACCAGCGTTAGGATTACCAAGGTTAGATTCACGAACATTGATAAGCCCATAGTCTTGTAAAGATGATCTTAAGTGATCAATTTCATCTTTAGTAAGATCAGGGATTGATTCAATAATCTCAGAGAGTTCCATAACTTGCACAGTACCAGCAGCATACGCACCTTGGGCACGTCCTGTTGGATCTGATACATATTTACGATCTGGTGTAGATAAGAACCAAGTATTTTTAGGATTAGCTACTTCAATGTTATATCCTAACTTAGAGTTATCCTCATAGATGTGATAGAACTCACGAGCAGAAATTAACATATCACGAAATGCATCTTCAGACTTTTCCTTTAATGTAAAATCTGCCTTCTGACAAGTAAGAATATGATTAGCCCATTTCTCTGCTATAGATGTATATGAATCAAGTTCATCTTGAACTTCCTGCATTGTCATCTCTTGAAGTTCTTCATCACCTAACTCAACGCCTTGTAAATTAGCTTTTTCTACAAGTTTAGTTTTAACTTGGTTAATTACAAACTCTTGAAGAATACCTGTCTTAAACTCTAACTCTTCTGCTTTACTGTCATCATCAAATGCCTTAACACGAAATGCATCAGGACGTTTAGAGATCTCACCAACTAACTCATTTAAAGGAGTGGTGATGATAGAATACATCTTTACATAAGCTGGTAATTCAAGATCAGCTGTCAACATATCTGTAAAGCTTTTTACTTGAGGAGCTGATTGATAAAAGTCCTCCATACGAAGGATACCTTTTACAAGATCGTAGTTCTTAACAAATGTATCTCTGTTCTTTACGTATTCAGCGTAGGACTTATTTGCAAAATAGTCCATTGTATTCTTGATCCAACTCTCATCCATCTTCTCCTTCTCAGTCTTGAACTGATCTGGGAAGATGTTTAGATACGCATATCTAATGGTTGCATCTTTAGTATATCTAATAATTGCCATTATGTAAACAGTTTTTGTTTAGGTCTATTATTGAAAAGCCCTCTAGACTCTCCAAACAGTGTATTTTTCTTACTTTTTGAATGCATAGACATTACTCTAACATCCCCTGAAGCCCCTACCCTTCCTATGATAGGATCCAATTTCATTGCTAATGCTACAGCTAACTCAGCTGCAATGATTCTATCGAAGTTACCATCTTCATTATACTGAATCATTTCTTCTAAAAGGACAGGGTCAAAAATCTTCACCATACCTTTTACTTCTTTTATTATCTCCCCTTCTTCGTTCTTCTCTATAGTTAATGTTTCCTCTGAATATTTTTTGAGACAACCATGTAGGAAGTCTCTAATCTTCTCAGAAGATCTGTGTATACCATAATCACGTCTCACTGTAGTGTTGGGAACTACTTCCTTTAACCACTCAGGTTGTTTCTCTAGATAGTGAGCATCATTCTTAGAGATCATGTAATCAATAAACGACATCTCATCATTCTCACAAAGAGCTCTCGCATTGTAGTATTTAATCAAGAGTCTAGCTTGTTCTTCCCATGTTTCCTTTTTATCAGGACGAGCACAGTACGAAGCTACGAACATATCTTGATATTTCTCATTCGTAATAGAGTGCATACGTTTATATATGTATACAGCTCCTAATGATGTTGAATATGCAGCTTTACCTTGGCGATATGGATCGACTCCTGCTACATATAACCCATAAGGAGGTGCCTCTACAGGAAACTCATATATAATTATAGGAGCATCCTTCATATCTGTATTCTTTAGAGGGAAGTTGGTGATGGGCAATTTGTCTGTAAACTCATGCTTTATACCATCACCATCATCATATAGCACAACTGGTGTACCAGTACGTTCATTAGCTAGAAGTCTGGACTTTTGTCGTTTTGCTCCCTCTATATCAAATATGTTACTGTCTTCATTCAAGAATATATCATCCACTTCTTGTGGGTAGTACATCTTCTCTTTTAAATAAGCAAGTCTATCTCCAGCTTTCTTCAGCCTTTCGAGATTGTCATTTGTTATCTTTGTGGCAAGTTCTTCATCACTCACCATCATCTTTACATTGTGTAGATCGTTCTTCTTAGGCAACTCTAAATATGCACCAAGAGAACTCTCATACTTAGCCTCCATTCTAAACTTATGTGAGATGAACAGTCCATGTATACGTTGTTCATCTTTGGAGTTGTTGTATTCTAAGAAGTTGTAGTTACCTACGTCAAACATCAAGGACTTAGCGTCCATGAATTTTTTCATATCCCCACCAGTGCCAGTAAGAATTGGTGAACAGCCCCAGCCAAAGGGTGTTGTGAAGCCAGGGACAGCTGCTTGAAAGCCTCGTAGGAAAGATCCTTTACCAATTTCATCTATAATTAATCTTCTGGGTTTTGTACCAGCGATGGCTTCTTCGTTATTACCCTCGTCTAAGTTACGTATTAATATCTGTGAGAAGGGGATACGTTCTCCTCCTCTTGTCTTGATTCCTAATGTTACTTGGTTCTTCCAGTTATCCTCTACACGTTGCCATTTCCAAGCCTCTGGTAAGTAGTTAAGTCCCTTGTCAATTTTGTCTGTAATCAGCTTAATATCAGCTGCATTCAGACCAGCAATAATGTTCTGTGAGTTCTCATCAAATGTAGCCCCATGGGACACATAAGAAGCTTCTAGTACAGACTTAGCAAAACGTCTGATTCCAAGGATAACTAAACCCTTTTTCTCTTTCTGTGCTCTATCTATCTCAGAACTAACTATCCACTCGTTATCACGAAGGGATGGATTAGCATATTTCTGTGCAATTCTACCATAATCATCAATAACATCAATCTCTGTATGCCATGCATTGAGATGCCAATATAGGAATGGGTTAATGTAGGTGTCACCCATCATACAACCATTCTTGCAAAGCTCCTCGTGAAATGCATAAAAAGCATCATACTCAGCACTGTCAGGTGTGGGTAGACGCTTTTGATTCATCAGCCAATCTTTGTAATCAATCTTATGTAGTTTCATTACGTTGTTTTAACCATTTCTCAGCCTTAGAGCTCATTCCTGCACCACCTCTAACTTCTACTTTAGCCTCCTCTTTCTCACGTAGTTTATCAACCACTTCGAGAAGAGCTAAATAATTCTTCATTGTCTCTTGGATGAACTTACCCTGAGCCTCAATAGAAGCAATAACCATGGGCATTACACCACCTTTTGCTGTTGGTTTCCACTCAATCCTATCCTTTAATTCATGCATAGGATTCTTATCAACATATGTCTTCCATGAAGCTAGTTGTTCTTCAGCCCATTCAAGCTCTGTATTGATGTATGTAGTTTTCTTTGGATTTGCCATGTTAATCTAGGTCTTCTTCGTCTTCGTGTAAGATGTTATGCAACTGCATTCCATCTTTAATAATCCTATCTATTTCAGAGTCATCAGGATGGGGAATATCCATGGTTATCTGTGCCTTGTATTTTACGAGTGCCCAATGCATCTCTTTGTCTGTCATTCCCCAGATATCTTTATACCCATCGAGGGCTGTTTCTATGTGTCTGCCTAGATTATAGGTTGGGAAGGTTTCTTTTAATTCTATTAGAACTTCAAGAATTTTTTCATAGTGGGAAGGTTTCATCATATGAGTTGGTTAAAATCCTCATCTGTAAGCTTAGGATCTACATCTAACTCGAAGTTATCTAATGCTTCTTCGTTGATGTATTCTTCGCTAAAAATAACAGAGATTCTGTTGTCTTTTTCAGAGGCTATTATATCAATGAAGTCAACACCCTTGTTATACAAGTTCATGAAGACATCAATAATCTCATCAAGAGGAACCTTCTTTATAATAGCCATAGTTACATGGTTTGTTTCTTTAATTTTTCTTCTTCTTCAGGAGTATGCACTACAGGAACCCAGTGTCTCAAAGGACACATACATGACAAACATGCCACCTTAGCTCTTAGCATACATCCACATTCTGTACAATGATCATCTGGTCTGTTGGTATCATGATACTTAGAATGCTTTGGGCAAGCCTCACAGATCTCTAATCTGTCCTTACTAACTTGCTCAATAGTTGCTTTCATTTCTGAAGGGGGAACTAACATATTTTTCCAGCCTTCGTAAATCTCTTTGAATTGCTTTACTTTTTCAAAATTAATCATGGGAGTCTATTGTTGGTTTTAATAGATTTATTTGATCGTTTGTTTTAGTTACCACTACACTAGCCTTCTTTCTTTCAGCATCAGTCTTACTGGTGTCGTCAACAGTGGCTTGAAATGTGTCTCTCTTCTTAACGAGATTAGCCATCTTTCTGTGAGCCTTCTTAACATTCAGCATAAACTTACCAAACCCAGAAATCTCTACAGAATGATTCAAATCCATAGCCTCGTTAGCACTCTGGAACTGATGATTTATTATGCTCTCTATCACCTTCTCATTAACAGCTAGCTTTACAGCTAACGTTCTAATCAAGAAATCCTTGTGAGACATACTCTGTGGCTTACTCATTATGTTCCATCTTTATCTCCAATGTAATGTTATTAGAGAAGTTGAGAATAATGACAGGATTCACCTTAATCTTACTGCCATCTTTAACAAACACACCTATTCTTTTCAGTTTTGAGATGATGTTGTTAATAGTGGGAGAGGTAGAATTATACTTCTTACAGAAATCCTCTCTGATAGATGAATAAGAAATGTTTCCTCGAATGGCTGTGAATGCTACGAGTTGCACCTCTCTAGTAGTTAGTTTTAGATTGTTAATCGTAGAGAGTACACTGTAATACTTTTCTGCCATAGCATAATCATCCTCCACTTTACGTAGAAACTTCTGGACAATTATCTTCTTGCTACTGTTTTCCATATTTAGTTTGTGGCAAATATATGTATTAATTCTGAATTATCAATATGGTGTAAAGATTACCATTGCTATATTATATATTAAATCTTGTAATAACAAATGAAACAGTGATTATTAACAGATTAATATCTAACCTCTTCATAGAGTAATAATGTAACTCCTTACTCCTATACTCAAATCCTAACCCAAACCTAGAAGAGCTGTTTAAACGAATGTCTATCATGATTACCTGTGTTTTAGTGGGAGCCCCCCCTTATCCCCCCCAAAGATGAGGAATGTTTTTTACATTACAAAATTTTCTAAAATTTTTCCTACCCCCCACACCCCTCGTGTCTGTGAGAGGGTTGGGGACTTCCAATTGTGACCCCTCCTATGCTTGGCTGGGTTGGGGGCGTCCCCTGCACCTGTAGCCATAAAAATCTTAAATTATAATGTTATGTTACAATTACAAGCTTACACCTCTGCTACTAGCAACTTTACTGAACATGAAACTATCGCTGCATGGTCAGGTCCTGATGCAATCATTAGCTTTGCTTCAGCTCGCAACTTGAAGGATCTTACAAAGAATGTCTCAGTACGCATTCAAAAGGGTGCTGATAATTTCTTTATCAGTTGCTCTGCACCTTTGAGTGATTTAGTTCGTGCTGGTAAGGTTGGCCTTGAGCACATCGTTGGCTTCAAGATAGCAACCACTATCAATGAAGATGGCGAAGAGCGTACTTTCATCCACGCACCTACTGCTGCACCTGCTGGACAGCGTGTTGGTGACATCAAGATGAAGACTTTCACGCCAGAGTCAGTGTTCTCGCCAGAGGGCACCATCGTGCTTGGTTAGCACAAGGGGGACTTTGTCCCCTTTTTTTATATATATAAGGATGATATGATGTAGTCATAGAGTCCTTGTGTATGTATGTATATAGTTCTAATGTTATTTTATCATTCACTATTAGAGACAAACTAACTTTGATGGTAAAATAGCATTAGTTTTATATATATCTGTGTGTAAAAATGGTGCAGTGTAACCCATTAGGGTATACATTATCCTTTTTATCACGAGTGTAATTGTGCTGAACACTGAAAATATATAGCATTAAATGTATTGTCTCTGAACGAAACAACAGAACCATCATATTGTCTGATGTATCAGAATGGCTTATGGAATGTTACTAAAGAGACAATACATTTATTAATTATTACTATCACCTTTTAACTAATAGATATATGTACATTATACACAATAAAACTAAGAACACATCTTGGAAGCTTGATGGTCAATGGCCTGCAGATTCTATTGACAAGATGTTAGAGAATGGTGATAGAGTTATTGTCACTAGTCTTTATTCTAATACTATTAAAGTTCCATACTGTATAGAGCTCAATGGTATTAAAGAATGGGAGTGGGAGAGCTATCCATTGCATAAAGGAGAATAATGTTTCTCCTTTTTATTTAATGCATCATAACTATCTTCCCAAGGGATAGCAATTGTAATAGTAAAGTATTGAGGTGGTATAACCAAATAGGCTAATGTGTATGCTGTTAATAGTTGTATAATAGGTAACTCCTATATAACCAAATCCAGTAACCTTTAGACCACTATTACAATTGAATGCAGAGGGATATGCGAACTTAGCAGTTAATAGCACTGGCTTATTAAAACTATTATTCCTAAGCATGAATTCAAACTGCTTATTTATTGTATTATTTAACCTTAAATATTTTATTATTATGAAAAGTATTGCATTGTTAGGCATCTATTTGATGTCATTTGTTATCATCTATATGATGTTATCGCTTGTTGGTCTAGTGTTTAGTAATGCTAGTTATATGGACATATTACGTAGTCAACCTTGGAGTGTGATATATTGTATGTTCTTTGGTTGGTGGATGAGTATATTTCCAGCACGTGAGTATTATTTACATAATCAAGAGTATTTGGACAGGGTGTTTTAATAACACTCTGTCTTTAATATATTATAGACATGAGAAAGATATTGTTATTGGTATTACTATCTGTGAGCACTATGTATGCTCAAGATAAGAAGTTTACAGTTGGCTATTTAGCAGGTGCTGGATATAGTTTTAACTATGGTGGTTGGGTTAAATACAATAAGATAGGAATAGAGTATGTACAAGGTACAGCTAATCCACAACTTGTACCTGAAGCAACTAACTATAGAAACATTGGTGTTAACTACCATATAAGTAATAAGTTCTTTATTGGTGGTGGTATACAAAGAGTATATGATAGTAGCATTACTAATGTTCCATACGCTAGTTTTGGTATTGATCATAACTTTGGTAACAACGATTTATATGTTGTTAGAGGTGAAGTTATCACAGGTGGACAAGGTTACACTACACTCAATGTAGGGCTTGGTTTAAACTTTTAATTATTTAGAGATGGAAAAAGCAATCAATATACTAGTAGATATATCATATGACCTGTGTGTCATGTGGTTAATGGATTTAGCTCATGCAACAGGCTTGAGCTATAGAGAAGTAAACTTTGTGGTGTTCATGATAGTATTACCAGTGGTGATACTAGTCATGTTCTTGATTATCTTGATACAACATCTAATGCTTCGTAAATATATAGCATTATGCAGAAATTAGATTATATATTACCAATGCTAGTGGGAGTGCTAGCATTTGTTAATTTCTTATGGATGATCACGATAGAATATTATCAGTTGGCTTTTGTATCAATTGTAATATCAGGCTTTTGCATAATATTTGCAAGAATGGAGTATGAAAGAATAAACTCGTCTAAGTAAGTTATATATTATTCACATTCTAAATCATCACAAGATGAAAACATTCAAAGTGCCTTTACAACAATACATGTGTTGGTGTAAGAATTATCCATTTGTTATGCATGATTATATTTATGCCAATGACAATGTGATAGTACAGATTAAGATTAGCCTATTAAAACAATTATTAACAAAGGGCTATACAGTTATGAAGTAGGTTAAAAGGTGGAATGTTTAGAGCTCTTGGACTATGTCCTTGAGCTCTTTTTTAATTATTATTCAACATTTAAACATGCATAGACATGAGAGATAAATTAGATATGCTAATGAAATTAGCTAAGCAAGTACGTAGTACAATTCAGATCAATGGTGTAGATGATCAAACTATTCAAGTGTCCACTTGGATGAATGTAAGAAGAAGTGGTAAAGAATATTATTCTATATCATTTTTTAGTGGCATTACTAGTAGAAAGTTAGAAGTGAGCCTGTTTGAGAAGGATAATTATGTTAGTAATTCTATCACTATTGATGTAGAGAATATCAGTGATGATGAATTAGATGAAATCATTTTGCGTAGTAAGGAAGATATTATTACCTTTATTGCAAAATTAGATAGTGATAGAGAGCAACGAAGACTGAAAAGAATAAAAGAGCTTCAAAATCAATTATCAGAATTAGAAGGAAATGTATCAACCAACTAAATTAATCTACAGATCGTACCAGCCTCCACAAATAGAGGTTGGTATGTTATTTGCTGTGAGTGTCACATTATATGATGACTATTCATATCTGCATGTACATGAGCTTGACAAACTACCAAGAGATATAGATAAATATCTAGAACAGAATGGTTGGCCTGTCAAGCCTTATCTAATCAAGGCTATAGATTCTAATCCAGACAAAGCACCTGTCGATGTTGCATATCCTGACCAATTAGGTTGGATAGAAATGGAAGGACAATTATATCCATTTGATATTAATGATATGAATTACATATCAATATCAAACGAAGGATATGTGTATGTGTTTGTAGATGATGATACTGATGAGCCAGTATTAGAAGATGGCAAAGTTGTCTTGGCTTATATTGATAGTCTTCAAGATGAGGATGATGATGACATAGATTGGGGTGATGAATCATGGCAATGGGAAAACGATAAATAGCATGGAAAACTTAGAGATAATAAGCTTATTTCCTACACCAGTACTAAGAGTAAGGGTGGAGGAGTATTTCCAAGATGAAATATGGAGATTAAAGCAGCTTGAAATGGAGCCTGTGTATGGTAATGATATAAAACCTGATCCTAATCATTTTAAATCAGTGGAGTCATATTGTTTAGACTTACCAGGTATGGAGAAGCTCAAAGCTTACATTGAGAAGGAAGTTAAAGACTTCTATGTACATGGTTTGGCTATTGATGGTGATGTCATAATAACACAGAGTTGGGTTAATAAGAATATAAATGGTGGTGGTACACATGTACACTATCATCATAATTCTATTGTCTCAGGTGTGTATTATATGGATGTACCAGATAATAGTACACTAATAAAGTTTCATAAAGCTGATGTAGATAAGTCACCAGTGTATAGATTAGAACCAGAAATCAATCGTAATTTACTTGAAGGTAATCCATACGTTCAAACTGTTGCTCGTATTCCTGTTGCTAATCATGAGATATTGTTATTTCCTAGCTATCTACCACACTCTGTACCAAATATGGATACAAATAAGGATAGATGGTGTTTAGCATTCAACACTGTTCCTAATATATTAGGATCAAGAAACACATTAACTGAATTAATAATTAAATCCAAATAACATGTCAATTAAAACAAGAGTAGGTAAGGTGGTTAAAGTAATCAACCAGAACAAAAAGAAGAATAGTTCATCAGTGTATCACTCAGTGATGCTTAAAGATGATGATGGTAAGTATCGTCCATTTATGTTCATTGATACAGAGCTAGACATAGCAGCTGATCGTGCACGTAAGAATGTAGAAGATCAAGTTGAGCGTAGTTTTATTTCTAAACTAATAGACTAAGACCATGAAGAAGTTAATACTATTGATTCTATTAAGTGTAACAGGCTGTACAACGTATAAGATACGTGTGATACATCGCCAAGATGGTAAGGATGTTTACATTCCAATGCATCGAAAGGGACTTACATGGAAAGAACATTGGTATTCATACTTCGACAAGGATGGTGCTATTATGTTAATTGAAGCTTGGAGAGTTCAAGATACTAAGCAGAAGGAAACATATATCAGGATAAAATGACACAAGACAACAAACACAGTGTATACGCAGCCATAGCGACTATCGTAATGGTATACTATTGCATCAGACTGTTTAGTTTTATATATTTGATTCCTCAAATGGTGAGTGTGCTAAATGTTAAATCTAGACCAGCAATTGAGCAACCTCATATCATATCAGAACTTAAAAGAAAACAAAGACATGAAATTAAAAGCAGCGACACTAGTATTTACAGCAAGTAGTGATCCATTGATTGTATGTGATGATTTAATCAACATTGGTGATTCAGTATATTCCACTGAAACTAAAGACATCAGTCAGTATAATGATGAAAATCGTGATAAAATCAACTTGAGAAAACTTTTAGCTTCAACTAATCAGATTGGTTATATGGTAGCACATGGCATGATGCATGAGGTGCAAATCCCTATAATTACAGAAATGTTAGTTGGCGAGATTTCATTAGAAACAACTGATAACGATGAGCTTAAATTATTCAACAATAAAGTTATAATACATCACAGATGACAACAACAGGATCAACTCATGCAGAGTTTTACCATCCAACACAAGATGATGTTTATTGTACTGTAGAAATCAAATGGTCCCATTACTATTCACCTGCAACATTAGAAGAACCAGGTGAAGATGACATCAATATCAAGAGCATGAAACTACTCACATATTGTGATGAGCATGTTAAAGATATGGAGGTGCCTGAATGGATAACATTAGATGAAATTTACGAAGCAATAGACTTAGACGATTACTACGATGGGGATGATAATTAGAAAACGAGGTGGTGTTCCAATTGAGGGACATCGCCTCTTTTGTTTACAATGCGAATATGATCATATGAGCACTCGCATTATAAATAGGTACAAGAATAATGGTACAGATACAATGCACTTTTTATGTGAGAATTGTAAGTATCCATTAAGAATGACCACAACACGTAGAGGATTTTATGTATTCTCAAACCAAGGTGCATATAGCTATCGACCAAGAACATGGGACGATGTAATAGCTGAAATACCAGTCAAGATGACTGATGAACTAGCAGCATGGTTTAAGGATAAATACCATCCTCCAAGAAAGAAAATAATTAAGAACCTTTAAAATTTAACAAGATGTCAAATTTAACAAAATTCAATTTAAGAGATTACAATACAGGACAGTACAGCGTAGTAACACGTAATGGTGTTCCAGTAGAAATTACAGCTATTGATGATAAGCGTGGTACAGTGTTTGGTTTCTTTGGTGAGACTAATCAACCATCATATTGGTATATGGATGGTAGTTTTAATTTAGTACGTGAAAGTGGTACATCAGAAAGTGTTAATGATCTGTTCTTGACTTCTAAGCGTATCACTGTACATGTCAATATTACACGCAATAAGAGTGGTAAGATTGATTGCTATGCTAGCACTAGAGGTAGAGCAAAGGTTAAAGCTGGTGGTATTTTGTTGAAGTATATGGTAGTAGATATTGAAGAATAGTATTCATGGCAGTCATCTAAAGGTGGCTGCCTTAATTTTATAGACATGAACAACACAGAAATAGAATCACCAGAAGTAATCAAGGCCATCATCAATGTATATAAATCAGTTGATAATGAGCTACAACAAGAACACATGCGTAGCAAGAAGAACTATCTTGAGAAGTATAATCTACGTGAGATTAAGACTAATACACCTAGAACAGCATTGGAATCATGACACCACATAACAAATTCCTATTATTATCAACTTTAATAGTGGTGTGTACATTTGTTGTTATTGCTATTAATGCACTTAATAATCAACGTGAAGTATATGTACCAGAACCTGTGCTTTCTAAATGTGATAGTATTATCTTTGCTAATGATTCTTTAATTCAACGTATTCGCATTTTAGAAGATAGACAAATGACTTTTAGAATAGGATTAGCACAACTCAAGATGGTTGACAAAGAGGCTCATGATTATCTAATCAACGCAGGTAACTTTAAATTCATTGAAAGATGGTAGATTTCATTTATGAGAAGCATAACGCTCTAACCAAAGAGCAATGTGAAGACTTAATTAATATCTTTGAAGAGAATAATAAATACCAAGTTGAAGGACTAATAGGTAATGGTATTAATAAATCTGTAAAAGAATCAACAGACTTTCATTTTGATGATGATAATCTAAAAATCGTACAGCGAATCTATGGTGAGCGTATTCCTGATATGTTAGACGCAATGCTAGTTGAGATGTATAAGTATATGGATCAGTTTCCTATATTTGAAATGACTACAGTTTCTATTGATTCATTTAACTTACAGAAATACGAACCAGGTCAAGGATTTCATAAATGGCACTACGAGTCAACAACTGATAAGATTAGGCTATTTGTATGGATGATATATCTCAATGATGTACCAGATGGTGGGACACAATTCATGATGCAGGAAAGAACAGTTAAAGCTGAACAAGGTAAGCTTTTGTTCTTTCCTGCTGATTGGACGTACACACACAAAGGTGAGGTGAGTAACACAACAACTAAATACATCTTAACAGGATGGATATCATTAGTTGATAGCCATGGTAAAAACTACTAGAAATGAATGTATTTATTTATGACATCGAGACAATGCAAGAGTTCTTTCTTGTCAACGTCTACGATCCACAGGAGGATAAGACTCACGAGTTTATGGTGAGTCAATGGCACAACACACTA